TTGAATGTCAAAGTATGTAAACTCTATGCCGTTATCTAAGTTATTTTTCAACATAGCCCGCACCAACTCTTTTGGAGTCGGTGCGGTTATGAAAGTTGGTACTCTTAACGAGTTGCCAACAATTGCCATTAAGAACCAGTACCGTTGAAGTATACTTGACGTTTACCACTATCAAGAACGGAACAGCCCATCAAATGGTGAAGGACCATTTCATCGGCCACCTTGGCAGCGTTAAATACTTCACCAAACTCTGGTGCAAAACCAAACGCCACACCGCAAGCAGACTTGTGGTAAATGATTGAATCAGCCGCGCTCAATGTTGAGTGCATAAGAACCTTAAAGCCATAAACGCGGCCTAGTTCGCCATTCATCAAACCACCAGCATTGCCGTAAGCATCTGCCTTAACGAAATCGCCAATTGATAACATTGCTTTTTCTTGATCTGGTGAAATCAAGATAATGCGATCTTCCATTGGTACGTTTTGAACGTTAAGCAAACGACGCGCCTCAAGAATATCACCTTGCGCAAGTGTATCAGTTGGCGAGTTAGCGTAATCAAGTAAATGATCTGGCGCTGAAGTTGACGCTAATTTAAGTTGAACGATAATATCTTTATCAACTTGCAAAGCGAGTTCTTCGGCCATCTCAATTAAGATTTGCGCTTTAACATCTACGTTTGCAGTTGCCGCAGCGTAACGCTCAAGTGACGCGTAAACGGCTTTGTGCAAATTCAACGTAATTGTGTCAGCCGAAAAAGTTAACTCTTGCGCTGTCAAACCAGTGTTTTCAGTCTTAGACGCTGCCGCAAACTGAGTGCGTCTTGGTACTTTTACCGCAACGGCACCTGGGCCAGCATAAGATGAATAATCGCTGATTGTTGGTAATAGGATTGATTTTTGTTTTAATACTTGTTGAACGACCGACGCAACAACTGTTTGTTGTACTGCGCTTACTTCGGTCAAGCCAATTTCTGCCATAATTTATTTACCCCTTTTTAGGTTGTGAAAATACTAATTTTGCCTGTTCTCTTAACGACAATTTAGAATTATCGGGCTTGGCGTCAGGCATTGAAACACCCGCCCCGACATTAGCTTTAGCGGCAGTTTTAGTAAATAAATAGGGCCGTTCGCGGCGCTGTTTTTCAACCAATTCTGCTACCTGCTCTGTACTAACAGCAAAATCATCGTTAACTTCAATGCCTGATAAATCAGACAATGCGATTAAATCTTGAACGTTAGTGCAGCCTAACTTTGCCGCCTCTTGCGAAATGGCACTAGAAACCAATCGATAAGAAAAGCTACCCACCGCCTTTTTAAATCGATTTTCTGTTTCTGATAACCGCTTCTTTGTTGAGTCTAGCAACTCTAAAGTTTTACCTTCTGACTCAAGTTTGGCATCTTTTAAGCTAGAAATTTCAGCACTCATTGCTTCATACTTTTCTTCTAACTTTTTCTTTTCGCCTAGCACTCGTTTATATGTTTCGTATGCTACCGCGTCCTTGCGCTCTTGATCTGTCTGGTTAGTTTGAGTTGACTCCACTTTACCGTCACTGACAGTTGATGGCTCGGCACCGCCGACTTTTGACTCTGACATTATTATGCTCCCTTTGTTAACGCTTTTTCAAGCGTGATTTGATTAAATTTTCTCTTATAGTAGCTTTTATTATTTTACTCACTCTTGCAAGCCCTGCTTGATCTAGACCTAAGAATGGTCTGCCGTTTGCCGCAACGTGTTTCGCTACCTGTTTATTGGTTAGCTTTTCATCAAACCGATTTGAATCATCAACTGAAATTACTATTTTTGATTGATCTGGGTAAACGTCATACCTAACGTCATCTAGCATTTGGCCTGTAAATGTTAAGTTAGACTTTGTTGGCCTGAAGAAATTAGGGTCAACGTTGTCTAGTTTTTCATCTCTTGTGGCCGTTGCATAGGTATGGCCCGCTTTGCTTTTTCTAAACCTAACCTTACCCTTACGCATTTCAACGTATGACTTGCTCAATTGCTTTAGCTTAACCTTTGATTTGTCAGCAATTGAATAACCTGTGCGCGTAATTGCCTGTATGCGTTTAACCATAAAATCGGCAATCTGCTCAAACATACCTTTTTTAATTGCCCCGCCACGAGTCGCAATTCTAATAACTTTGCGTAACTCATCAAAGCCCTTAAACTTCTTTTGCAGAAATCTTTTAGCCATTAACCCTCTTCGATGTCTTTTAAGTTACCAATTAGGTCAGATAATTTCTCTTGATAAGCCGTATCGCCCTCGGTCTTTTTAATATTCAAAGCCTCTTTTATATCGTCTTCGGTTTCGTTAACTATTGCTTTTAACTCTTTTTCAGTCACGCCAAAGAATGTTCGCTTTGGTAACGTATAACCGCCGTTATGATTTGCCGCCTTTAACTTGTTAGTTTCGTCTGACCAACCAATCGTAATCACGTTACGAGTAGAGTCGATAATGTCCATTAGCCCCAGCATATCACCCGATAAAGTCATGTTAACGGCGCCGTCGTCTTTGCCAAACGCTTTAAATGGTAAACTCTCAATATACTTTTTTGAATAGGCTTTAAAAGCGTCGCCATCGATGTCAACGCCCGCCTCGGTGCGCTGGCGTATCTTTTCAATTATCAATTGCCCGACATATTCTTTAAGGTCTGTATCATTACCAAAATCAACGCCGAATAATTCTTTTAGATTTATCTTTTGGTAAATGTTTTTTTTGCTGACCTTCGGCTCAGCCATTTACTTCGGCCTCGTCTTTTTCGGAGTCATTTTCTTTTTCAGGCGCCGCCGCAATTAAATTTTGTGGCATTAAAACTTTATTTTCATTGTTAAGCGCATCTATCATCTTGTCGGCCATGTCAGCATCAACGCCGTAAATACGCATTAAAGACATTTGCAACGTCATTAAGCCCTCAGACTTTAATTTAATTACACTGTCTTCTAACTCGCTTTGCGTTTGAATGGCTTGTGGTTCTTTAAACTTAACGTTAATTTCAACGTCATCGCCAATGATCGGCCCTGATAACGACTCGTCTAGCAATCCAGAACCTTGATAAGCATTTGACCATTTTCTAAATAGATCAAAAACCTTTTCTTCAGCCCAGCGATAAAGGTCGATGTCGTCTTTTGACGCCTCGAATTTTTCTATCATGGCGATCAATCGCTCCACGCCCGAAGAGTATGATTTAGCATCAAGGCTACCTGAAACCGTTTTAGGGTCGGCGCCAATAGACGTTAGAAATACTCTCATTAAGTTGTCATAAAATTGCAACGTTGATGCAAGGTCAGGTGAAGGTGAAACAAACTCAAACTTAGGTTGTACTGTTTTATTGCCATCAAGCTGTAGAAACAATAATTTATTAGGGCCTACGGTTAAATTTGTCGGCATTTCTTCGGCCGAAATAATCCCCTGCGCATAACCTTGCAGCTTAATGATAGTTGCAATGTCGCAAAGCATGGCCGCTTGATCGACGGTAAAATCAAAAACGTTATTGATGGCACGAACCCAAAACTCAAAATCTTTATCAATCGAAACATCAACAAACGGCAACGCCATAATCGGGTTATCAGTTGTTTCAGAAACTATTTCGCCAAGGCCATTCATGATAAAGTTTAATTCTTCAGTCCATACTTCGTAACGCTGCAAAGACTTTTCGTAATCGTCACCGTCGCCGATCATTTGATTACGGCCGTCACTGTATGGCCCAGACGTTGACAAAGTCTTAGAAACATTTGCAGGGCTTTGGCCGTTTGAATTGTTATGAATAAATCTAAACTTATCGAAGACAGAAATAATATAACAAAATGGTTTTTCAGGATTTAACTCGTCAGGTATTACATCGACGTGATGTGGCCAAAATGCACGCATGGCTATTTTGCCATCAACTGGCACAATCTGTACAATGCTTTGGCCGTTTGATTTAAAAATCTTATTAGATTTTTTTAGCTTAACGTTTGCCTTAGCCTCTTTATATATTTTTCTAATGTGCATCGCTACGTCTTCAGACGCGTTTGCGAAAAACCGTTCTGGCTCGTCACGATAAATTGATGCCTGTTCTTCAATAACTCGATCAGAAATATTTACCGAAGTGATCTTGCGCATCTCGCTTACGGTCTTTATTGAAAACTCAGACTCTAACTTTTCAGTTATGTATTTACTTTGTCTGCCTGATAATATTTCAAAACGTTTTAACGACTCGGCTTTGCGCTGTTTATTTTCTTCGCCGTTTATTTCAGACAAGATTTGAAGACGAACACCGTTATCTAGTAAATTTGGATTTGCCATTTTGCCCCTTTATCGTGGTATCATTCTTACTTCTGATTTTCTCGGTAAGATAGGTTGCAAGTAATAAGCAGCATATCCCAAGGCGTCAGATAAATGCGTTAATGTACTGTCATTTGTTTCTGGTAAATTGTAGCCCTCTTTGTAACTCACTTGCTCTAAATCCTTTATGAGTTTACTACAATTAGAATCTATTAACACTCGACCTTTATCAAATAAATTATTGACTGTGTTATACCTATCAACCCTAAAAGGGTTTTGCGTTGAGATTACCTTAAAGTTTAGATCACGCAAAATCTGATGATCTGAAACTCCGCCGCTAGATGTTTGCATTCGTTTGCCTGTAGAATCTGGGATAATTGTCACCGGCCCATACTTTTGTCTGATCTCAAGACCTAACTCTTTAGTGTTTGAAGTCATGATAAAATATTCATCAATGACGTGCAGCGTCTCGTCATAGTATTGCAAAACTACTGCAGTCATCGGATTGATGTTAAAATCCATGCCGACATAAATTTGATGGCGTTGGTTAATTTCAACTTTTGGTCTTACGTGTTTAGCGCGATCAAACGCATAATAGATGCGGCCTGTTTTGATGTTAACGAACTTGCCTAGAACCTCTTGCTCGTAAACCTTTTGGTCATAAGACGCCTTTAATGTTTCAACATAGCTGGGCGGCAAAAAAGTATTGTCTAAAGAAGTTGCGTGAATCATTTTAAACTCAGGCGTTTTTTTTTCACCTGCGAAATAATCGTATAGATAATCGTAACCGCTTGGCGTTGTAGTTAAGCGGCCCTTTAGATTATTACCGTAGCGTAAGCGGCCCATCATAACTTGAAACGCTTCGGGGTCAGCGTCGCGCATTTCGTCACCCCAAAACCTACCGACTTCAATACCCCGCAAGTTGTTAAAACTATCTAACGAGTAAGCAAACCATTTGGCGCCCGCAACGGTAACGATACCTTTTTGCGAGTTATACGAATAATCAATATCGTATTTCTCGCAGGTATTTTGCAGCGTTTGCAACGTGGCGTTTTGTAACTGACGGTAAGTGTTGGCAGTAATTAACCCTGGCGTATCTTTATTTTCGATTGATTCTTTAATAGTAAACGCGGCGCCAGCAAATGTTTTACCACCGCCAAGGCCCGCTAAAAGTAAAACAAATTTCTCTTTAGCTTGTAAAAATTCTACCTGATGGGGTAGAAAATCAATCTGCTTTCTTATTGCCATAATTAAATTCTAATACTGTTGCAAGTTTTCTATCATTGTTGCCAGCATCTTGCTCACCACGATATTTATATTTCGCCTCTATGTAAGCGTTTTCGCCCTTTAATAACCACTTGGCCGTATCAACTTGGTCTTTTGGCAACGGCTCACCGTTAAGTGAACGTGCAATGATATCAACGGCTTTGTCTTTTAGACTGTTTAAAATGCTAGTTTTTAAAGTGCCTTGCTCAGCGTCTTGAATCTTTATTTCTGATAGGGCGATTAAAACATATTTGTCATTTAGCCATGCTTTTACTTTGTCTTCACCGTAAGTATCATAAAAGAATTTACGATCGTATTTGTTAACCGACCATTGCGAGATAAAAACATTTTGCTCATCGGTTAAAACTTCAGACAAGGTAGCCCTCTTATGAATTGTTACATAAGTCAATTATGAAATGCAAGCCCTCGGCTTAAGTCTTGCCTACTGCCGATTTATTGCCATAGACTTTTTCGCATACCTTTGAATTGCCGCCATTTGAAAAAGTAGACCTGTGATATATTTTTTTTATCAGCGTAAATCTTTGGTCTGGTACGTTGTACTCACTTATAAAAACAGGGTTAGCTTGCGCGTCAGCCCAATCGAAAAACTCTTTATGATTAAACGTGCCGCCATAATCGGCAGTGCCTTGATACGGAATATCGCAATAAATAACTGAGTTTGGTTTTATTTGCACTTGCCTGTAGTCTAAATTTGTTAGCTCCAACCGCTCCAACTGCTCCAACTGCTGCAACCGCTCCAACTGCTGCAACCGCTCCAACCGCTCCAACTGCTGCAACCGCTCCAACTGCTCCAACTGCTGCAAGTCATTTCGCTGGCCTTTATGGTGCCTAATCAATGCTTTTAAGTGAAGTCGCCTAGCTTTAATGCCTAAGCCAAGCGGCCATTTGCTTATTTTAAAATTGTCTTTGAACCAATCGTCGAACTGATCGAACACTACCGCCATGTGCATAGACTTTTTTTGCGCCTCTAAATCTTTACTAAACAAATATCCTTCACCATTATTGCCGAATGACCAGATTATTTTTATATATGCATCTTTTTCTTTGTCTGCAAAAAACCGCTCTCTTGAAATCCATTCAGGCTTAAACGATTTGCAATTATAAAATCCAGCTATGGCCTTGCTGATTAGCTCGCACATATTAGGGCGCAACTCGTTATAGTGAAAATGCTTATAAGACCTTCTACGATTCACTAACATATAATGAGATGCCGAAAACCCGCCGCCGAATAGATCATAAAAATGATCGGCACGCGAAAATAGCTTTGCAATTTCACCGATTATATTTTGCTTTGAGCCTTGATAAGGCAAGCCCCACTCTGCCATTGATTAACCTATAATTTTAGCGTGAGATTTTTCAAAAGACTCTTTGCAGTGAGGGCACTCTAAAATAACTATCTGAGCATTTTCAGTGCCTTCATGTACTTCGGGCGCGTCAACCTCAACGTGTAAATCAACATCTAGGCCAAGCAATTCAGAATCAAAATCAGGCCCTAACTCGGTGCCAATTTCTAAAAGCATTTCGTGATCTGTCTCGGCTAGCTCAGCGATCGCGTTATCGGCAACCATGTGCTGATACTCCGCCGCTTCATTTTCAAAGTCTTGATAATCAACGGCCACTTTTTCAAAGCCTAATTTTTTTAAAGCCATAAGTCGGCCATGCCCACAAATCAAAAAACCGCTACGCTTTGAAACTATAAGCGGCAATCTTTGGCCAGCAAAATTTATAATCTTAGCCAGCATATCGACTTGTCTTAAGCTATGCTTATTGGGGTTTTTGTTATGAGGCACTATTTTATCAATGTCTACTAAGTCAGTGTAAGCGCAGTTTATTTTCATATCCAACATCAAATAAAAGGCATGGCCGTTTGTCAACCATTTAAACGTCTTTTAAATGCGCCACGTTTGAGATGATAGGCTTTTTATCTATTTGATACGGTCTTTATTATTTAGTTGATTTTGTCATACAATTGTATTACTATTATTGTATAAGCAGTTGGTTTTCAAAGTAACCGAGCAGCCGTCTTGAGAAGCTAGATGTTAAATCTCGCCGACGACGATAACTCTGCATCGCTGACTAAGTAGTCGCGAGGGTCCTTAAAAAACAATGATCATACGAAGATCGAAACGATGAAAAAAGCTATTTCATCGTCTGCGAGTTTTGCTCGCACTGATGAGATCAAAAACAATTATCCAGGAGGATATATGAAAAATTCAGAAATAAAACTTTTAAACGAAGTAAACGAATACGGCACAATATATATAACATTCATTTTTTGGAATGTTGATTGCCAACTTAAAAAAGCAAAACGCGAATTTGCAGCGATGAACTCTTTGGTGGCGGCTGGCAAAATTGTTATTAGCAAAGAATACTTAGGTAAATTTTCAACTGATTTAGGTATGACTTTTAGAGAACAATACACATTGCGAAAGGTGGCGTAATATGAAAATTAAATTATCGTTAAACAAAAAAATAAAATTGATTAAACAGGGAGTCGCATACGTCGCTAAAGCAGACGGTGGACACTTCTTTTATATGAAAGATGGCAGCTTGGGTTATTGCAGAATACACAAGAAGACATACGAAGCGCTTGAATTGCTTGCTTGGCAGACTGAAAATAAATCAACTAACGAGGAGAGTTAAAATGAAAACCAAAACCGACGACAGCAACGAACAACCATGCGATTGCGGCGGGTGCCAATCGTGCCGAGCTATAATTATAAGAGAAATTGACGACGACGAACCTCTTTGTCCAAGATGCGGCGGCGCAGGTTGTGGCAATTGCGAAGGTTACTAAATAAACGAATGGTTAAAATAGTTATTTACGTTGCATTGCAATTGTAATACAATTACCTAAAGGGGTGACTTATGATTATAGACAAACTTATCGCGTGGATTTTATTCATCGGCCTGTTAACCATTTACTTCACCGCTTGCGATGACGGTAAGATTAACGAGCGTGGCCACGCAACATTTATATCAGTCTGCACCGACGAGCCATCAAATTACTCAGACGTTTGCCAAGTGACTTGCTCAGGCTCATGGGTTAGGGTAATTGATAACGAATTAAATATTTTTGAAACAAAAGAGGCTTGCAATGAGTGAACGAAAATCATATCCCAAGGCTTACGAGATATCACCCAGCCCTAAAACATTACGCAATAAATTACGTGCCATCGCTCGTAGCCGAGGCTTAAGTCAGCAAGCCCTCATCTGGTATTGCCAAGACTTA